ACCCAATTTGTATCAACCAAAGAAATTGATTATCTAGATGAAGATAAACCAATTCGTGGACAAAATTATGTATGTTTGTCTTTTATTTCCCCAGAAGATGTGATTCGCAACAAAGAAGTATTCTATCTGGAACGTTATATGAGCAAGTTTTCCAAGGATATTAAAGACCTATTTGAGAATCTATTACAAAAATATCCGGAAGAAAAAGACCTTTTGAAACAGATTCGTGAAAATCACCAACATTTCTTTGATGGAGAGACACTTGAGCATGATTTTAAATTCTTCAAGAACCAAACTGCAGAAGTAATTGAAAAAGAATACCTCGAAGCGAATGATTTCCAAACTTCCATTCGTGGAATCAAGGTACGTGGTGTATTTGAAACTTTGAAAGAAGCCCAAGTTCGTGCAGAACTTCTGCGTCGTCAAGGAGATAAGTTTGATATCTTTGTGGGTCAAGTGGGAGTGTGGTGTCCTTGGTCACCTAATCCGGATGATCTCCAGAACCAGGAGTATGCGGAAACTCAACTGAATACGCTTGTGAAGAATTACCGGGATAATATGAATCTCCGTGATGAGTTCTATGCCAAGCGTAAGGAAGAAAAGATTGCAGATGCACAAGAAAAACTAAAGAAGGCTATGGAAGAAAAAGACCCTTGGTTGGCAAACAAGAGTGGAGAGGTAGAAAATGTAGTGATTGAACCTCCTAAGAAAGACGAAGATATGGAAACGGAAAATAAGTAAAAGAATTCTTTTTGTATAATTTATATAGTATTGTAATAGAGAATGAAAGCCATTGCGGTATTCTTATTATTTCTAGGAATGTTTTTAGTCGTACAGGGGTATTATCAACAATCGACAGCGTGTCCCGCTCCTAAGACGGAAGTAAAATACATACCTTATAGTTTATATGAGGAACAACTAAGTGATAAACAAAAGTTACAGACACATTTTAAGAGTTTGTTTGAAGATGCTACCGATCCTTGGAGAATTCAGAAAAGTGTAGAATAAATAGATTACTTACGAATCGCATATCTTCTTTTTGTTCGTATATGACGTGGCTGCGGTCTCACATTATAAGTGCGTCTTCTGCCGCTTCGAAACCTGGGTCTCATATCACCAGTAAGAAGAACATTAAGTACCTTTTGGCACTTGGGAAAATTAATATTAGGTAATTATATATGGCACATGCAAATAAGGTTAAAAAGGGTGGGAGTATAATTGCAGAGAAACTTGAAACAGTATTAGACAACAGCATTGAAATTTATTCAGCACGTCAGTATTTACATTTTCATGGGATAGCTGGTCCAAAATATATAATGCTAATCGGTAAAGATGTAAATAAAAAACAGACTAATATATTTGCAGAATTCACCAACTGGCTAAACAGTATTTTTAACAAAGGAAAATTGAAAACTTTAAATTTCTATAAGGTATTAAATCAGGAATTACTAGCATCAGATACAGCAATAGCAATTTTTATAAAGCAAGTAGAAGAAAAGGAAAAAGAGACATTAGAATATTTAAATAAAGCAAAATATATATTTACAACGGATATATATGGATATACAGCAATCGACTCGGTAATATATTCTTTTGTAAAATATGTTGATTTTGATAATTTTACTAGTTCTCCTATAAATGAGGTATTACTTTGCATTGCTTTAAGAGATCTACATTCATTAAATGTCATGCATGATGATTTTCATCTAAATAATTATGGTTTTTTTTATGATAAAAACCGAAAAATACCCTTTATATTTGATATAGGAGGCTCAACACTAATTAATACATATGCTGAGGCACAGCCAAATTTTTATAATTCTTCTACAGATTTTCTAAATTTAATGAAGAATTATAACGAAACCTTTAATTTTTTATTAAAGGATTCTACAGAAAAAGTATTAATTAGTAAAGCCCCAGCCCTTAAAGAAATTCAGGCAGGTTTAAAATGCATGTTAAATAATTCCTTTTTATTCGAAACATCTGTAGAATTAAATCAATTACAGAAAGACATTAAAACTACATATACAGAGTTAAGTGCACTACAGGATAAAATATTTAACATAGTTGTAAAAAATAATCGCATAATTGATAAAGATACTATACAGCTTATTGATAGAAAGAATGAACTTTTGTTGAAATTAATTGATTTAGTTTATAAATATTATGAGGATAAACCAAATCATCAAATAGGAGCTGCGTCAAAGTACAAATATAATGGTAAGCTGTATAAAATACATACAGGAAAACGTGGTGGTAAGTTTATTATAATGAATAAAGCTACAAATAAGAAAATATATGTATAGTTTCTTATAGTTTTTTACTTCTGAGTACGAATTGCATATCTTCTTTTTGTTCGTATATGACGTGGCTGCGGTCTCAGATAATATTCTTGAAAAGAAAGTTCTTCTTCATACTGTTGTTCAATGCGGGTAAGCCATTCTTGAAAGTCTTGTTCTTGAGCGATATATTCTTCGTACGCTTGTTGCTGTATCCACAGCGGCAAAGGCATTTTTATATGATCTAAAGATAGATTCTTGAAAGATATCAAATTTTATAGAAGCACAATAAATTCTTTGAATAAGGTAGTATTTACATGAAGAATCTATTAAATGAATTTGTACTAGAACTCATGAAGGATGCTTCCAGTGAAAGCTTTCATATAGATCTATTAAAACAGAAGTTTGATGCCTGGAAAGATGAATATAGGATGCACCATCAAGCACTGGTTCAATTAAAAGAAGAATATAAAAACCATCATGCTCTTCCTAGAAAAGTATATGAAGATGCTTTGATAGAATATGAAAATGAGTATTATTTGCTTCGGGATTCTTTCCGTCGCGCCACTAAACGTACCCAAAAAGCTACTTTACATAAGTGGTTAGCTTACAGTGCGAATATTCCAGAAGTTCTTACGCAACCGAAAGATGATTTATATACAATTTATCCTTACGTAGATACATCTTTTTATTCTTCGGTGTATAATAGGAAACAGAATGAAAACAGCGTTCCAACTTAATTGGTATGCGTTCTTAATCTCTTTTGCAATTGGAATTGCCTATGTATATTTTACAACCCCTCGGCCCCGAATTGTAATCAAATATCCAAATCCTTACAATTCCGAAAAAATAACATATCAAGATGATACCAAAGCTTGTTATAAATATAAGGCAGAAAAAGTAGTATGTCCCAAAGATGAAACAGAGATAACACCGCAACCGATTTCGATTGCCTAAATTTATTTTGATAGTTATTTGATAGAGTAACCTCGCATGGGATTCAAAGGTTTGTTCCCAAATGCCAATCATATGGCAACTCGTATGTTTTATCAACCAAATGGTCAGATTTTTGTCTCCATTCTTTTTGGATTAGCGTTGGCGATGGTTTTCCAAAGAGTATGCAAAGATAAGAAATGTATTATTATTACGGCTCCTTCGATTAAAGAAATTACAGGGAAAGTATATCAATTTGAAGGTGAGTGTTATAAATATAAACCCTATGGTTCAAAATGTCCAGACGATGAAACAGAAATTGTAAAGAGCGTTTAAGTTCCCTTTCTAAAAATATATATCATGAGTAAACAACATGTCTGCACCTCCTATGAGTACACCCATTGCAAATATTCCTATTTCCCAGGTTTCCCAGCCTACGGAAGAAGACCCTGAAGTCATGGCCATTTTACAAGAAATGCAAAATGTACCTCAACCACAGGCACATACAGTATCCATGCAAAGACCAGTACAACAACCCATGGTAAATCATCCTGTCATGACCCCCTCTTATGGGGTGCCTCAAAACCCTATGATGATTCAAGCGAAAGTATCCTCCAAACCTGCTTGGTTTCAAAGTGAACTTGCACAACGAGCCATCTATGCATCTCTGATTGCGTTTATTCTCTTTTACCCCTCTACCTTAGAAATCGTATATCAAAAGATTGCTGTTCTTGAGAAGTTTAGAAGTTACGATTCTATTGTAAGGTTCCTATTACTTGCTGTTATATTGTATGTACTGATGTGGAAATTCCAAATATAATAAAAATCTCTCATGGAAATAGAGATATATATCATGGAATTTGAAAAATTTGTGGATACAAATGAATCGAAGCAAGTAATCAGCAATACGTTTGTTACCTTATCTTTCGTCTTCTTAGCAATGATGATAACCGCAGTATTATACTGGTCCTATCAAAAAACAGATGCATTATTTATTACATTATTCTCCATGTTAGTTCTAACGTATGCTCTCATGATGACATTATTTATAGCTTCTATTCGTAAAAATCTAACTGTAAATCAATATAAAATATTTATCACTGCAAGTATCTTTATGACCATAAGCTCTGCAATCTTATTTGGCTATTTCCTTTTACAAACGATCAAGTATTTCAAAAATCCAACAGGTGCAAGTGGTTCTACACAACCAACAGCCCCCGTTCCTGTATCCCAAAGTCTATACAATTATGCGAACACCCCTGTACAAGATAGACCTCCTAGTCCATATTCTCAACCGTATTAATAGGAGAGTAACCTGACATGAGATCTTGGTCTATGCCTTGCGCACCATATACTTGTTCTCCGTATACACCTTGGATACCTTTATATTCTTTTTGATAAACATCTGCATCCACTACATTGTTTTGAGCTTCTCGTAGATTTTCAGGGGTAATAAAATCTAATAAATCTTCGTTATATACATCTTTTTGAATCAATCTAGGAATTCTCACATCATAGATTTTAATATACATGGTTACAAGTATCAATGCAAAGATAAAGGCCAATACACTATCGATAAAGATGAGTGTAAAGAGAATGGCAACAGCAATAATATATTGCCATTCTTTGGCAAGAGAGAACTGTAGTTTCATAGGATCTACGAGTCCGACAACGATCAATAATATTACAGCAAGGATTCTTAAAAATTGAAGCATTCTTATTCTATATAAATAGTATAAAAAATATGAAGATACAGGGCCTTACTTATTTAAGTAATCGAGGATATGCAATTGAAAAAAAGGGAAATGAAGAGCATATTACTACACTCAAAGAAGAACTTACGGTATGTGCCAAGGTAAATCCAAATATGATTGGAAATGAAGAACCCGTATATTTCCCAGTCTATCGAGAAAATGAAGAAAAGCTCTATATACCCAAATATTATGGGCTCCAAACATTTGGACCCGCTTCTAAAAATTCGATGAAAGATGGAGTGGATTGTCCTCGTCTTACATTTCATGGAAAAATTAGAGCAGAACAGGAAGCACCGGTACAATCTTTTATCGAAGCCGTAAAAGACCCAAGAAAAATGGGAGGCATCATTTCACTTCCATGTGGTATGGGCAAATGTCTAGGAAAAGATACTCCTGTTCTGATGTATGATGGAACGATTAAAATGGTACAAGATGTAAAAGTGGGTGATCAACTAATGGGTGATGATTCTACACCACGTAAGGTACTTTCTACTTGTACAGGCAAGGAAGAAATGTTTGATATTATTCCTACAAAAGGGGATACATATACTGTCAATCGTTCGCATATTCTTTCTCTAAAATGTGCAACAAATCATAGTAAGAAATTACAAAAAGGAGATATTCGAGATATTTCTGTAGATGAATACCTAAAGTTACCTAAATCATTTCATGGTCGTGCTGGACCATTATATGGTTATCGTGTAGGAGTAGATTTTACTACAAAAGAAGTTCCCATGGACCCTTATTTAGTAGGTTATTGGTTAGGTGATGGTTCCACAAGAGGTACCATTATTAGTACACAAGAATCTACTGTATTACGTTATGTTACTCAACTATTACCTAAACATAATATGTATTTACAATATCGTTCCCAGTATGATTACTCTATCAATGGTGCGAATAAAAACACAGGAAATCCTTTCCGCCAATTCCTTCATAAATACAATTTGTGGGGTGACAAACATATTCCCTTGATTTACAAATGTAACTCCAGAGATGTCCGAATGCAACTATTAGCAGGAATTATTGATGCAGATGGATATTACTCAAAGAAAGGATTTGATATTACTTTGAAATGTGAAAAACTATTAGATGATATTATCTATCTAGCACGAAGTTTAGGATTTGCTGCTTATAAAAAAGAATGCAAAAAAACATGTACAAATGGGGCACAAAGACCAGTTATAGGAACCTATTATCGTACAAATATCAGTGGAAAAAATATTGAAAAAATTCCTACAAAAGTGATTCGTAAACAAGCAAAGCCTCGTGAACAAATCAAAGATGTTCTTATGACACGCATTACTCCGAAATCAATAGGAATGGGTACCTATTATGGCTTTGAGATTGATGGTAACCATAGATTTTTACTAGGTGATTTCACAGTCACACATAATACGGTATGTGGTCTGTATATTGCAGGGTATTTTAAAAAGAAGTGTCTTATCGTGTGTCACAAAGATTTCTTGGCAAACCAGTGGAAAGAAAGAATTGCAGAATTCTTACCAGAAGCGACCATAGGAACGATTAAACAAAGTAAAGTTCATACAAAAGATAAAGATATTGTGATTGCAAGTTTGCAAAGTCTTGCCATGCGAGAATATGACGAAGCAATCTTTAAAGAATTTGGGCTCGTGATTGTAGACGAGATTCATCATATTTCCGCAGAAGTATTTAGCAGAAGTCTGCCAAGGATTACCTGTGCTAGAATGCTAGGGCTTTCCGCTACATTGAAACGTAAAGATGGTTTGTCCAAAGTGTTTGAATGGTATTTTGGAAAGCCGGTGTATCAGATAAAGAGAGAGGATAACCATTTGCAAGTGATTGTCAAACGATTCTATGATCCTTCTCCAGAATATGGGAGAGAACTCAAAATGCACTGGAATGGCAAGTTAAATGTAGCGAAAATGATTAATAAAGTATGTGAATTTCCACCACGAAATTATATGATTGTTCAGACGCTTCTTGATATATTGAAAGAGGAACCTGATCGTCAGGTACTCATTCTCAGTGAACGAAGAAATCATCTTACAGAACTAGAGAATCTATTAAAACTCCATCACGTAACTTCGATTGGATACTATATTGGAGGTATGAAACAAGAAGAATTAGATGCAAGTGCCAAAGAAAAAATCTTACTGGGAACCTTTCAACTGGCCCAAGAAGGCATGGATGTGCCTACCTTAAATACATTGATTCTTGCTTCTCCGGTTTCCTCTATTGAACAAGCCATAGGCCGTATCCAACGGCAAAAGAAAGAAGCACGGGTCTATAAACCAATTGTGATTGATATTGTAGATGAATTCTCTTTATTTGAAGGACAAGGCAGAAAGAGATTGGCTTTTTATAAGAAAAATGATTATGAGATTATTGATACCATCAAGGAAAAAGAAGAAGAGCAAAAAGATGTGAAATATACATTTATTGAAGATCCCGATGATCATTAATACTGTTTCTTTACTACCAACTTGGGAGCATTCTTCTTGACACGTAAAGCAGTAGGATTATATGGTTCTTCATCATCATCGGGTTGACGTCCATAGCCCATACTCTTCTTTTCTTGTTCTAATGCTTGAATATCCCACAGTTCAGGAGAACATAATTGAAAACTTGTATGATCCGATGCTTTATACCAGTATACTTGGTCTTCTAATTTATTACTTTGTACTTTATTATCAATCACCAAACATTCATAGTTTTCTGTACAAGCATTCATTACTGCACAGAATGCATCAAAGCTATGGAACATACCTGCATATTGTTGATAAATACGTTCTTGTTGTTTGATCTGATTTTCACGAAGAATAAAGACATAATCGACGTTCGCACGAAGATGGGGAGGAACACCTAGCGGATATTGCATAGTAATCATTAAAAATACCTTTACGTGACGACCATTCATAAATAGATATCTTATGTTTTTATCATTGGGCCAGGTTTTATCATATAGACAATCATCTAAGATTAAGAAAGCCCGAGGGTCAAGATCGCTACGTCCATATTGTTTTTTTTCCACGGTATATTGTTCTGTAATTTTTTTTTGACGTTCTACAAATCGTTCTACGGTTTGAGGATTGTATTCCTCATGAACTAAAATATTTGGAATAAAATTTTCATAGAAATGATTTGCCGCTTCCGTTGGAGAAATGACCATTCCAATGGGAAGATTTCTATGGTGAAATAGGACATCGCGTAACAAAAAACTCTTTCCCGTATTTCTTTTTCCAATAAATAAAATGACACTATCGTCCTTTATATTACGAACATCAAACTTCTTTAGTTCAATCTTCATATGTAATCTGATAAGGTCAAATAAAAAAAATATTAGAAATTAGACTCTTTTAGAAATCAGGAAGTCCTACTTCCACTTCTTGATGGATATGTTTTAAATGATTATTTTCAGCACCTACATAATCCCCTCCTTCTAGTTCAAAATTTGTTTTACTAGAACCATTCCAGAAGAAATGGAATCCAACCGTCGTAATCACAAAGGAAAAGAAGAACATGGCTAATTTCGTACCCATAGAACTAGGTGCTTTGTGTAAACGAAGATTACGTTGATCATCTAAGTATTGTAATAAAAGATATAGTAGAATCGATACAATGGCAATATAAAGATACATTCTTGAATGCAAAGAGGATATTATTTGTTTCTAAAAGAACGCATCACGGCGTTTCTCATGTGAGTGAGATTTCTTTTTGCGTTCCTCTATATGAATCAGTTTCTTTGTATTTTCTTCGAGAGATGGTTCACGAATAGGGGTTTTTTCTTCTGGAGCTGGTATTTCTACTGGAATTGTAGTGATACTTGGAATTTCTTTGACTGGTTCTGGCTCAGGAACTTTGATCAGTTCTACTTCAGATTCGGAATCGGATTCGGATTCTTCTACAGAAGAGGCATCGGAATCTATCGATACGATATGTTCTGAAGGGGAGGGAGGGTTTGAAAGAATAGGAGATATCACTACATTTTGCGGCTCTGATTCTTCCTCTTCTTCCGATTCACTATCAGATACATCATCTACCTGTTGCTGTTCTTCTCCAGCAGATTGTTCATAAATATTTATAGGCTCCTCTTCCGATTCAGATTCCTCTTCGGATTCAGATTCCTCTTCGGATTCAGATTCCTCTTCCGATTCAGATTCCTCTTCTTCGGATCCTTCTTCAGACTCAGATTCCTCTTCTTCAGACTCAGACTCTGCTTCCGATTTTTCTTCTTCAGAGCCTAATTCTTCTTCCGATCCAGATTCTTCCGATTCTGTTTCCTCTTCTGATTCACTGTCTTCCTCTTCTGCATGATTTTCAAATTGTTCGGTCTCAGTAAACTGTTGTACCATCCATTCCATAGGAATTGTTTCACGAATGACAGCTCTCATTTTCTTACGAATAATCATCTCACAATGATAGATATTATTTTGACGATCTAAGCTTCTTGCTTCATGATAGAAGAGATAGGGTCGTTTCCATAATTCTCGTGCTATATGGATCAGACAACGATGTACAAAGGAATCGGGAGATGGGATCTTTACTTTTACTTTATTACGTTTTTCCTCAGGTATACCAAGTAGAATGATCTTAATGGTTAATACATACACGGTTTTTAATAGTTCTGGGAAATAGCTACATTTATTATGCGAAATGATTTTTTCATAGGCTTCATCTACTTTTAGTTGATTCCACTCGGGAATTTTTGCAAGTTGTTTTTGGAACATCTTTAATACATTCTTAGGAGTACATTCTCTAGATTGACGACCTTCATCATATAAGCCTTGGAATATTTTGATACAGGGTTCATAGATAATATCAAATAGATGTTCCATATATTCCTCCTTCTGTTCACGTAATAACTTTATCGATTTTGACATTTTTCTTGTTGAAAGACAATTTTATAAAAAAGAGATTTTAAACGTAAAAAATTCTTGGACCCAAAACTTTTTAGAATTTTAACACTTCCAAAAAAAATTCCCCCCCCCCCGATTTTCTTGCTCGTGAGCAAGTGAGCAACCAGTCTGTGTGCTCACCAAATTATTTTTATTTTCTACAGCTTATATAGTATTATGCTCACTTGTGCTCACTGTACTTATTCTACGAAACGTAAATATAACCTTCATAGACATATAAACTCAAAACATAATGGTACTATAGATACTAATATAATAAATAATAATACTAATAATACTACTATAAATACTTATCAAAAAGTAACGGATGATTATCAAAAAGTAACGGTTGATTATCAAAAAGTAACGGATGATTCTCAAAAAGTAACGGTTGATTCTCAAAAAGTAACGGTTGATTCTCAAAAAGTAACGGATATTTTACCAGATGAGAATGGTAAATATTCATGTAAGGAATGTTATAAAATCTTTACGTACAAGCATAATTTAATTCGTCATAGAAATATTTGTAAAAAAATTACAAATCCACACGAGTGTATGTGTTGCCATAAAGTTTTTCAAAATAAGCAAAATTTATGTGAACATAGAAAGTTTCATTGTAAAACCACAGCCCTCGTCCCTTATGAGTCAAAAGAAGTCGTTCCTGTGGTGGAAAAAACGAATCATACTCCATTACAAATTATCCAGACACAAACAAATATTGGAGTGGTAGAAAATCAAAATCTTAATTTAAATCAAATTCAATCGCAGACAAATATAGCTAACATTGAAAATCAAGATAATTCAAAGAACATTACCATTAATGTATTCCCAACTTCTTTACATTCCGATTATTCTATCAACACCGATCATTTTGATATTGAAGAATTACGAAAGAATATAGAGAATCAATCTATTTTTGAAGCTGTGGGTACCTCTCTCCGTATGGTCTTGCAAAACAAAAATAATTTGCCTGTCAAAAAGAAAAGTATCAAATCGAAATATTCTCATGTACATCTTGGAAAAAACAAATGGGAGATGAGAAAAGATAAAGAAGTATATGGTTTGATTAGTTTTCATATATCTCGTTGTATTCAAGTATATCTGGATGGGGCAAATCTAAAACAGCTACAAAAATATTATCGCCAAGCGACGGAAGCTCTTGAATTTGTAGCGACAGATAATATGGAAGATTTAGAAAGAGAATATATCCAAAAGGCAAAACGAATCATGGATGTGATTGTTCTTTCTGCATATGACCGGACAGATATTGAAAAGTCTGTCTTACAAAACACAAATATCGAAACTAAATAGGATTTACAGATAAGTTATAGGGATTTTCTTTTAGGGATGCAAGAAGGTTAGGATCCAATCTTCCTGCATTTTCATTCATACATGCTTTCTGGGGATCTTTGGTTACTTCACAAGCTGTTACAGGCATGGCAGTAGGCTGGTAGATACGTGTAACGTTTCCTTCTTCGCGAGGGTTGACACGGTCTGACTCAAGTTTCTTCGCTTCCATATCCAGGTTTTCAGCTCCAATGTGTTCACTCATACCCTCTGCATTCGGTGTATATCCACTCTTTATGTTCATCATTTCACGGGTACCATCGACTTCCATATTGTATTCTGCATCTACGGTTCTAGGATAGTATTGGGCACCACTTCCCGCTTGTCCTACGTGAGGATTTTCACTGATGTATTGCTTCTGAGTATTATATACTTGGACTTCAATATGGCTATAGGCACCGCTTACATTATTGACAGGCCCACCCACATTTCCAATTAGATGGTTATTATCTTCGGTAGTTTCACGAACGGTTTTCTTTGCAATGGATTCAGGATTGATTACCACGGTCTTATAAGTATGAGCTCCTACGTTACGTACGGTGTCTACATTTTCTACGGTTTGACGTACTGTTTTACGAGCTTCATCGTCGGTGGGCGCCCATCCTTTATCCACTTGTCCGCGAGGATTGAGTATGGTAGTATCATGAATGGTAGTTTCTTTGATGGTAGTCTTCATAATATGGTTTACAGGATCATAGAGGGTAGGTTTTTCGGGAATCTGGGCACTCATGTTACCATAGGTACGGGCTGCATCCACGGTATATTCTTTCTGACTACGTTTGAGAATATCCATGAAGGGAGCAACCACAGTTTTTACAATAGCAGCTACGTTGGTAAGAACGGTACGTTGTTCTGTTTCTTCACGGGCATTGGAATATACAATAACACCGGAACGTCCATAATCATCTTCGGATCCTTTCCCTGGTTGTCCAGCGGCTTTACTGGCACCCATATATTCTACATGACCATCGACACGGGCCGTTGGTTTCACTACAAATTCAGGGATTTCTGAAGGTTTGGTATTTGCTCCTGTAGTGACAAGCCATTGATCTTTGGATTGTTCGTAATATGTATCGGGGCGATTCTTGGAGAAGTCTCCCATGAGACCACGATTTTGGACTTTGCTTCCTTGGGGACCTTGAGTAGGAGTTTCGTAAGTACTCTTGGGGCGAGAAAGAGGACGTAATTCATCTACCGTTCTAGGACGAGCATACTCAAGAGTTCGTGACTGTTGAAATCCTCCTTCGGGAGTTGCATTAAAGCCTTGGCCGAGACCTTTTCCAACACGTACTTGTTCAATTGGAAAATCATTGTTACGTTGCTTAGGAGCTTGAATATGAGATAAATAGAAATCCGTATTATCTTTCATACCACATACATTTCCCATAAAGGGAGTAGGTTCAAAGAAGCAATTCACCTCTTGTTTGTGTTTAAAACGTTCTCCTCGCCCCGTTGCATTTTCTAAGTAGGCAGAGGTTGCAAAAGGATCTATGCTTTGCTTAAGAGAACCACGATAAAAGGGTTGCATATTATTATGAGTAAATTCTTGGGGGGAAACAACTTCCCCTGTGAGTGATTCGACATATCCAGTATTGGTCGGAGGAACCTTGGCGCCTCCTTGTTCTGGATAGATAGGCATGAACATATCCGCATAAGCTGGGCGAGGCACAACACCAGTATTCATCGGGGTTTGGGAATCTGCCCATTTTCCACTCACAAGGTTAAATTCATCGTTTCTTACTTTGTTCCAGTGGGTCGATTGATATACATTATCCATAGATGGAACATCGCCTGGTTGTATAACATGATTTGGAACATCCGAAAAAGGGTCTTGATTTTGGCTGAAGGCATACCCTAAACCAGCTAAGGCAGTAGATGCATATGCTTCCATGTATCTTCTCTATTATGAAATGGAGGATAAAAAAACACAAAAGAAATCATCTTGTTTACTTGTCCGCCTTTACAATGTATTCGGTAGTCACAGTGATTGTCACAGGACCACGTTGAATCACCTTAGGAGTATCCAGCATATGTTTGGTAGCTACATACTTGTATTCCTTCTTTCCAGACCCCTGGGTCATTTCACGAAGGGTAAATTTAATTTCCCGCTTCTTGGGGCTTAGTTTAAAAAGTTTACGAGCGGCTTTACGGGCAGCTTGACCGGGAGTCTTTCCTTTAAAGAGACCTCCCATATCGAGGAGTTCACAGAATTCAACAGTAAAGTTACGGTGAGTGGACATTCTACTACTTATTATATTAGAAATATTTGTGTTGTCAGATGTATTTTAAGGAGTACAGGAACTATCTTCCTCTTCTTCCTCATCAAAACCAAAATAGAGCGGTTTTGTACCATATACGTATTGCGCCTTATCATGTATTACCATGGGTCGTTTTCTCTCTTGGATCAATCGATGCGCTTCTTTGATGACCGTGGCGAATTCTTCTGCATATGTTACATTTTCCATTACTATCTCAATTGCTTCGAATAATTCTTTTTTATCCTCATCATATACATTGTTTAACATAAATTGCAATATATTTTTATAAGCATCTTTCATTCTTGTATGAAGTGCTTTTATTTCAGAACGATATTGGTCTATCGTTTTTTCAAAACGTTCCTCTTCTTGTTTTATATCTTTTTCTATCGTATCATAAAACGTGGTACAAACTTTTTTAAAATGATCTTTGGGGTCCATGTATACGAAGTATACAATATTCTTTAATTCATACATTACACATAAACATTTACTTCTTCCCCTTAGAAGGTACTCTTGTCTTTTTCCTTCCTCCACGAGCTGCTTCACTTCCATGAATAATAATATAACCTCCTGGGGCCGCATATCCTTTTTCATGTGCCATGGAGGTAGTTAAAACCCTTTTTTTGATATTTGCAGTGGTTAATTCTTGACTTAACCCAGGAATGATTATTCTTTTAATACACGAGTTTTGTGGAGGATTTTCTCGACATTCCCATGTTTTTACATTATTACGTAGGTTTATTTTTGCCTTTGTAGCGATCGAAGCTGGACATACATCATTCTCAGTTGGCTCTATTTCTTCTCCTTCTTCATTTGTTGTTGTATTTATACCAGTATATCCATATTCTGTAGGACATGTATCTTGATGTCCTCGTATGAATGCTTTTATTTTATACTTATTCATGATTTCTTTTAATAACTCATAACCGATTCGTAAACTATAATCAATCCCCCGCTGTCCGGTATAGGTTTCTGGTTTTCCGGAAAGATCATTCCATTGTACAGCGTCAGTAAAATTAGGGGTATCTCTATTACTACTTACTATCGGAGTATTATTTGTATAATCAGGCCACATATATACCGTACTTAATGGTATATTATCGCTTGAATCTATATTGATTGGAGATATAGCAGGGAACATTCCATGCATCATACAATAATAGCCATTATCATTGGCAAATCGTAACATTAACATAGAAGGACCTATGTATTTTGTTATATTCAAAATCTCTGTAACTCTTTGAGGTGCAATCCTGTTTAATTCAGCTTGAAATTTATCTTTACCAGTAACTCCTATATCTGTAGAACCTTCATGGTTTCCAGATAATAACATGACACGTTCCTTTCCGTTAATTCTACGTAAGGTAAGCATTACTTCTAGTACTCTACATGAATAATTTCCATAATCAATTAAGTCTCCTAAGGAAACGACATATACATTATCAGTTAACCTAAATGTATTTTTATCAATATATCCACGTGTATCCCAGTCATTTATTATATTTACTAATCCAAGTACAGTTCCGTGTATATCACCTAGTACTAAAACTGTTGCATTTGCAGGTACTACACCATTCACCATAAACCAGATATTGTCATTATCAAATTTTATATTTTCTAGTATTGTGTTTATTCTTTGAGTCGGTGTGGTTGGTGTAAAGATATCTTCTCTAAAAGGGGTAGTAAATTCTACAATTTCTAATGGATGTGAGATAGGTTGGGTACCAATTGGAATTGGTTCTATAAATTGTGTCTTGGGATCACCTCCCTTTTGTTTCGTTTTTTTTATATATTTTTTCTTACCATCTGGAAGATAATAATATACTCCTCCTCTCTGCCCTTCATATAGTTTTTGTGTGGCATCTTTCTTTGCTTTGGACATTCTACGATACTTTATACTACATGAAATATACATAAAAATAAATTATTTAATTACCTACAGCAGCTGACCATTCGCAGGAACGGTAGCTTACCCCAGCAGCTCCACTGCCTGGGGCCTGAGCACCACATCCTGCAGGAGGAGCCCACCCGGGAAGGGTTTGTAAGGGATCAGCGGGACTCGCTTGTACGACATTCGTTTGGTCAGGGGGAGTAGGAATGCAAGGCACGTGGTTATCCTTTACCAAAATACGATTGCTAATTAAATAGTTAAATGTGGGAACTGCTTTCTCTTGGGGATCATAGCAGAGCCATTCCCAACGATTCCAACCGGTACTGCGTAGAGTGCAGGGGGGATTCGATAGACGAGTGGATTCTTGAGGAGTAGCACACTTACGGGCTTCTTGACTGCCTTTTGCTTGGCATACACCACCAGTAGGAGCATATTTACCAGGTAGGTACTGGTCGGTGGCACATTTGGTATTCTTATAGTTTAATCCACGGAGTTCACTACCTACATCAATGGAAGACCCGGGTTGGCAGAATCCAGGCCCCCAGGATTGCCAACGTAAGGAAGGGTCCGCAGGAATATCACGGCCACAATCATCGCAATCGTTGGCGGGAGTTGCTAACATATACATTCCAGGACCAATCGAACGTTGTAATTTCTCCTTATAAGAGCATGGTTCTTTATAAAATGTAGTACTTGACATATTTCTTAGTATATACCACTAAAAAAATAATGACATAAAAATATTTATCGTTTGCATGAATTAAATCTTTGAGCCCCAGGAAGAGGAACCGCTGGATAGTCTATCATCTGGCAACTGGGTAAATGGGCCTTTCTGGTATCAATGGGTTTTGTCTTATCATTCAGAATAATGGGTTGCTCGTCCAGGGGTTTTGCTTGAGAAACAGCACACATCGATAAATTTCGAGTGATTCCACGTAATTCACTTTCTAAATCCACTACATTTCCACGAACTTGGGAAACGGTAGCACCACCAAGTACACCAAGTTCATGACGGCATTTATTGGGATGTTCATAACGGTTTTCGTTAATGATATATTTCAGGACATTGGTATTTTCGTTTAGTTCACGAGAATAACGGCAATGGTCATAGGCAAGACGGTTAAAACTCATCTCTATTCTCTATACAATAGATCTATTATTATTTCTTCGATGTATAAAAATAAAGGATCTTATTTAATGTAGCGTCTTCATACCATAACCGCAACGGTTAAGGAACTCTTTACGACGTACATAATCACGTGTGGGTTCTCCTCCCCATGTCCAGGTAGGTACAATGTGTACGGGGTCCTGAACGTCTTTCATGCAGTCTACGAGAGGGATACGGTGTGATGTTTCTTGTTCCATGATAGCTTTCTTGCAAGAAATAACGTTCCCTTCTAAGCTGGTAGAAGATACACCTTCGAGCATAGGAAGTTCAGCACCAGGATCTTCTAGAGTCGGTTTTAGATTGGGGCATCCTTGGAAAATACGTTGGAATAATTGGATTCGGCAACGATCCCGGGTAAGAGCATTGGGGTTATTGCGGATACTGGAATCTTGATCAATGACACAGCCATCGGAAACTCCATATCCAATTCCGGCACGGAGGTTAGGGTGATCGTATTGGAATACAGGAGAACGCATATTGGGGGTCTCGCAAGGGACAGGTAAGTATTGATATAATTGCCATCCGGCAATCTGTTCATTTTGTGCGTCCTTGGCTTCTCTAGCACAGCAATCGGTAGAATATGTTTTCGAGTCAAGGAAAGTTCCGTTTTTAGACATATCTCTATACCTAAAACAATATATTATTTTTTGTAAGGATACATTAAATGAATCAACCGCCGCCCCCAATGCCATTCAAACAAGATATCATTCTACGTAGTATAAAAATCTTAGATATTGGATATATTACCATCATTTATTTTACCTTGGGTTTCTTCTTGAGTATTTATGTCAATGATACATTAGGTACCTTTGATCCAGAAGAAGCAGAGAAAAAATCAAATGTACGTCTCTTCGCCGAAAGTGTATTTCATATTTGGATGATTGGTGTCACGGTATATATTGCTCGAAATCTTGTAGAAAAAATTCCCTTCCCCTTAGAAGGTGTACAAGGATTTGTTCACAAAAAAGTAAAAGAATTAAGCAATGCAGCTGTATTTACCCTAGTATTTATTCTATACCAACAACATTTACGTGATAAACTACTGTTTGTTAGTAAACGTATGTTCCATAAAAAAGACGGAAAAGCACCTGCATCCAAAGCAACTTAACGTAATATGTAGCGATAATTTTTAGCATCGCATTCCAATCCATTTCCTTCTTTACAAGTAGCTCCTGTGCCATATAGCCATTCTGCAAATTCTCCTTGTTTATTAGGAATAGTTGTCGAAGGAACGGTATAAAATTCACGGGCAGAATAGTTTTTGCCCCATACATCGGTGTTATCCTGGAAAACCCGGGTTTCAAAGTTTCCATTGATTGTTTTTTGTACATTCTTGTTTTGAATATTACAGGCTTCGGGACGATCGGGTTTATACACAATATCTACAATGGAAGGATTCATAAAAGGATTTTCCAATGTAGAACGAGTACATGCTTTATTATCAACAATATCAATCTCATTGTCTTTTAAGAACGTTTCTGCAGTGGAACGTTCTCTTTGTTCAAATTCATAAATGGGATAGGAAAGTAGAGCGGGAATAATACCCAGAAAGAGGTATTTTGCATTTATGCGTACTAGAGCAAGTATAATTCCCAAGTATAAGAAGAATCGTACAATGGAATTTAGTTTTCCTTCTAGACTCATCGTATGTAAGGGTAATACTTGAAATACTTTATCTCCATATAAGAATCCCGGAAAATCACGATACCATATTTTTTCACTCATGGTGGTCCTCTACTTCACGTTGAATATTATTTTCTCTGTGTTTTTGCAGCTTCCTCTTTAAACGATCCGCAGTTTTTTGCTTACGCATGGCATTACTTACACGAGTAGAAGCGGCACCACGGGCACCTGGGTTAGCATTCATCATTCCCATCATAGATTGTAACATGTCCATGGGATTACTACCCCCTTTCTTTCCGCCTCCCATCATATTTCCTAGATTTTGGAATTGCTGTAGCATTTCTCCCATATTTCCTAATTGAGAACCCATTCCTCCAGGAAGCATATTTGGAATCTTTGTGGCAAGTTCCATGGCATCTTTTAAGAGTGTTTCTTGTTGTAGTTCTCCGGAAGAGATTTTAGAAATCATCTTTTGGCTGACCGTGCTTAATACTTTGCCAAAACCACTGTTGGGATCTTGAAAGGAAGATAGGATATTTGCATTGGGATCACTCATGGTTTTTTGTAATTCTTCAATATTTAGATCGCCCATAATTTCCTTTGCCAGTTTTCCTAAACTGGTATTTTCAATTTCTTTGAGTTCATCATCTAAGACCGTTTTTGATTGTGCTTTGTGCATATCTTGTAATTTTTTCAATTGTTTGACAGCATTTTCATGAGGGATATCCTTTAATTTTTCTTCAAACTCTGTAGCATGATGGAGTTTTTTGATCGCTTCTAACACGGCATCGACGGGTAATTCCGGCAATGTAAAGAGATACATAAGGACCAAGAAATGAGATACTAGATACGAGTTATTTGTGACATGAAGAATATCTTGAATCGTAATATCACGATAGAGTTGTTTTTTGCCAAGTTCTAAAGAAATCTCCAAAGAAGGTTCTTGTTCATAAGCTACCCAAGTTCCTTCTTGATGTAAAAAGGTAATATAGTCCGAAGATAACTTGTCCATGGTCCCATAATGTTTTTTAATGGCACGTAAAACATTACGGGCTTCTTTACTATCTTCTTTTTTTTCCTTGGCAAAGCCCTTTAGTTTTTTCAGAAAATCAATATAATATTGGTTAAAAACATATGTTTGTTGATCACTCATTTAATAAAAAGAAATCTAATAGAAACCTTTAAGTAAAAGAAATTGCATTTGTATGGATTTTTTTATTCAAAAGAATCAAGATCTTAAAATATCTCCAAATAATATGTTTGTTTTCTTTTTCTAGATTACACCAAGCTTCTTTCAATTTATTCACGACGGTATGAATATCTATTTTTTTGCTATGCAATTCGGAAAAATCTTTTTCTAGGAAAAAACTTTCATCGAGATGTAGAATCTTTTCCTCATAGGGTTGCACATGTTTATAAAAAATAGTAGATACTGTTTGTGGATTTATCATGATACCTGCCTTGGCTGCCATTTGATACATTCGAAACTCAGGATCATTTGGAAATACTAGAATCAGATCTTGTAACATCTCGAAGAATGTACAATTAAATTTTTCCAAATAATCCATCAATACACACTACACCTACTATGAATAAATTGTTTAAGCTAATTTTAACTGCTCCATAATCACGTCCATGAATACATCTTTATCTGTATGGCCAAAATTATCATCGAGCCATTCATAAAATCGCTTTTCAATACACGGATCTTCTTGAATCCATGATGCAAAGGTTCTATTAAGTTTTCTATATTTCCCAAGACGCTGTAACAATTCGTGTTCATAGCATATAATAATTTCTTTCAAATCCAATCCTCTTCCCAGGAGATTTGTGAGTTTATCTGTACTAATACTAATAATACTCAACGCAATAATAAATCCTTGGACACAACGTAATACATTCTCATTGACACGAATTCCCAATATAAGGGCTCTTTTTAAGAACTCTCCAAAACGATCGGAACTTCGTACATAGGGAGTATTCATGATGATTTCTAATTCTTCTTTCATTTGTTTCCCATTCTTTTGTGTTTCCATATCTGGTACCAAAATTCTTGCAATGGCCCGATAATCACCATTTAATAAGGCAAAGGTTACTTCTTTGTTTACTTCAAGATTCTTTGTACTACCTACAATTCCACAATCATAAATGACAAGTTTATATTCTGGTTCCTTGATGACTTTCCAATTTCCATAATGTAAATCACTATGCATGAAATCAAAGTTGATCATACACGAAGTGATAAATAAGTATATATCACAAGATACTTTATTTCGTAAGACATCATCAGTTATTTCTGGAAAAGAACAACCATCATAATACGTCATTACAATAAAACGCGGACTATATTCATAGACATTTGGAATCAATAAATGTGTTTCATCTATGAAATTTTCATATAGTTTTTTTGTATTTTGTGCTTCGATCTCATAATCTAGTTGGATATGTACATTGTTTAAAAATTCACGGATAAGTACTGCAAAAGGAATCGTTCGGACATACTCTCCTAAAGAAAGCAAATAGGTAATCGTATTTACAAATCGTGTCGCAGATTTTTCAATATGAGGATGTCGAACTTTCATCGCTACATATGTGTTCATGTTGCGATGATATAATTTATATACCTGCCCAATACTTCCAGAACCAATAGGTTTCTTGGATTCTTCCGTAATTTCATAATCTTCTTCGATATCTTTTCCAAAATCTAACAGATACATAGAAGATGTTTCCTTCCAGTCATGGGTTACACAGTCTTCAAATACATGACCAAAATGTGTTTTACATTTTACGGATAAAAATCCATCATGCATCATAATAAATTGTAAGAGCTTGTTTCCAATAGGCCCACATTGTGCAGCAGCTTGTTTCAGATAGGCAATATTAGTATCTGTTTCGTAATAAAAAATCTGATACAATGCATGTAATAGTTTTGCACAATTCCATATATCATAGAACATATCTTACATAATCCAAGGATATGCTTTTACCTATTTTGAACGAAGTAGGATTTTGAGAGTAAAAAGAGAACTTGCAAATAATCCCAGACGATTTTACGATTGTCGGAATGCAAATTTGTCCAATATACATCTAGTTTTGTAAACAAAGATATATCTGAGTTTACTTTCCCTGCTTCATAAAAAAACTGATCATTCCGAGTATCAATTAACCCTTCGAATTTTAACAAAGTATCATAAAATCGATACATCACCTTATCTTCCGGATCATCCATCATGGCAATATTTAACGAAGAAGAAAGTATTTTCATATCTCGATCTTCTGGGAATACTTTAATGAGATCTTTCATAAAAGCTCTCAGTTCTTTTTGAAACGTATTCTTGTATAATGATCGATCCATCATAAAAAGAATATGAATATATCTGTTTAATATAAATTTTTTTTGCTTATCTAGATGCAGCTGGGGGTGGCATAGAACTACTATTTACATGATTTTGTAAATCTAATTCACGAGCACTACGCAAAGCAGAAATATCTGGAAGTGATTTTTTAGATCGGGAATCACTCGTTTCTAATCCTCCTGTTGATTCTTCTACGGTGGGTATACTGAACTGCTCATCAATATGCGACCACACATATCCTTTTTGAGTATCCGTATTCCCTTCCGATTCAATAAAAGAATAAGCATCTCCACTTCTTGTCCCAGCATGAAGACTATAGGACGATGGTTCTAAAGAAGAACTCGAGCCTAATGTTTCTGAATTTGTAGCGACTTGTTTTTTAGGAAGATTGAGTAAAAATCCTTTTCCTGGTAGTAGTAAATAATCAAAGACTTGCTTTCCAAAGATAATGGCTTTTGTTTCTTTAAACATAATAGCAGGAACCGAATGAATTTGTGGTGGTAGTTTTTTCCCAGTAGCCAGATACTGTTCAATATTTACTAATTTGAAAAATTCTAGAGCACTGTATCTTTTAATATTATCAAGAAGCATCTTAGAAGACATGCAATGATTACTGTAAAAAAGTATCATTCTCTAAGAATAATGAGTGTTAATTCCTCGGACATTCAAACGCAATCTATATAAAAATTGAATCTACTAGATATATTAGAGTATCTAGATAACATGAGTCGTACTTTCTTTACAAACTTTGTAAAAAATTCCAATAAAGCTACTCATCGAGATGAATTTGATATAGAAAATATGGACTTGTCCATTGTGAATGGAATTCGAAGAGTGATGCATTCTGAAATTCCAAATCTAGGGTTTCTTGGAGAAGGTGAACCCACCGTACACATTCAAAAAAACAATGGACCACTTCATAACGAAATCATGGTTCATCGTATTAGTCTGATTCCCATTCATTTTACAGAAGAAGAAGTGGAAGCCTTTGTAGAAGATGAATATGAATTTGCGTGTGATGTTAAAAATATGGAGCCCTCTCTTATGAATGTTACTACCCATCATGTGACAGGAAAAAAGAATGGAGTTCCGCTAACAAACCAAGATCTAAAGCGTCTTTTCCCGGTCAATAAAGTCACACAACAACCGATTGTAATTACTCGACTTCGTCAAGGAGAGGAACTTGCTTTTACGGCAAAAGTAATTAAATCCATTGCCAAACAACATGCTTCTTTCTCTCCGATTTCCCTCTGTGCTTTCTATTATGAACAAGATCCAGATAAGGCCAAAGAAGAAAAGAACATTCTACAAAAAGAACGTGCCTATTATAAGAATGAATTTGGAGATCCTACAAAGATTCATTTTATGGTGGAATCTGAATGCAATCTATCCACAAAATATCTGATTGCAAAATCTCTCGATGTATTGCGTGAAAAACTAAATACCATTCATAAAGAACTGGATGTTCTACAAAGTGATAAGGTAAGTATTCATAAACATGAAACCATGGACGATACCTATGATCTAATGATTATGAATGAAGATGATACTCTTGGTAATCTTATGCAATCAAATCTATACAATCGGTATATTCGAGAAGGAGTCAAGATTCTAGATAACAAGTACAAGGTGACGTATGTGGGGTACTTTGCCCCCCACCCTCTTGAACCTAAAATTGTAATTCGCATGACACTCAAGAATGATTCTTCTTCTCCCGATGAAAAAGAATTTACCATGGTGATGAAGGAAGCCTGTAGATATGTGGAACGAGAAGTGCGGGAAGTATATGATGCTTGGATTCGTTTTGAGTAAAATTTCTCTCTAAACAACATTAGAGAGGGACATGTCCTTGATTTATCTAGAAGAAGAGCTTCCGGAGATAGAAGTACAAGAATTAGTGACAGGAGATGAATATTTGGAAGAGCTTCTTGCCATGGGTGATCCCAAGGTTGGGTTAAATATTTATAGTTCGGAAGATATTTATAACCAATGTTTTTTGTTATTACAAAAGTTACAAGAAGAGATATCGATTCCTTTAAAACGAAAGACACAAGCATTTCAGCAGTTACATGCAAATCTTGTAAAACAAAAAGTATATCAAGTACCTGAGGTAATTGTTCCCGAGATTGCCATTCAAAGAAAAGACAATGGAGATGAAGATGTATTTTTTGAAGCCTATGAAGAAGCAAATAAGATCGAGAACTATCATCTTCGCAAAGGTGAATTACACAAGGTGTTTTTAGGTTTTGAAACAACCGATGAAAAAGATCCTGTCTTTATTCCAGAAGCTCCCACTCGGGTTTATATCAAAGATACCAATAAAAACCAAACCGTACTATTCCCAAGAGATACACTTCACGGAACCACTACAAAATTATATTCTAGACAAGGTATTTCTCCTTTTAGTGATGCATATACATCTCTTCGTCTGGTAGATAAAATTTTGGAAGTACAAAGTCATGAAGAAACAGAACATAAGATAGACCCTTCCCTTTCTGTGAAGGAAAACATACATGAAGTTGTACAGCAACATATGTCTCATGTATTGGAACACTTGGAAGAGATAGGAAGCATGTACGATGTATGGAAAGCGTTTATCAAAGGTGGAATATCTCTGGAAAGCAAAGAAGTGACGAAAGAAGATCTTGCAAAATTACAAACAAAACTCGAAGAGTTACGGAAGAAAGATAAGGAAGTATTTGAATTTTTAAAAGCAGTACAACATTATAAACCAAAAGAATTGGTGTTTACAGAGAATATCGGTCCTTATGCATTTTATGTCACACAAAAAGTAATTTTTGATAAATTACAACCTATCTTGGAAATGTTAAAAGAACAATTATTGCAGTTATATCAGTCTTACTTGGATTCACTTCCGATAGAACATATGGATAATGCAAAAATACCTACGTTTGCATATGATATTATTACACAAATTATGGAGCAAAAACTTACTCTAGAAGACGCGATTTCTATCATGAAGATACGCATATTAAAGGAGCAAAAAGCGAACATTGAACAATGGTTGAAAGCCGTACAAAAATGGGATGTAGGCAAAATAGAAGAAAAAGTGGAACATGAATTATTACAGGTTTCGAAGACTCTTTCTTCTATTCTGAATGAACCTTATCAAGAATGGGTTTCTGTACACGAACATATTAAAGACATCAAGAAAGGTGAAGTCGTTTCCAAAGAGACAGTGGATGTAGGCGTTGCTCTCCCCTCGTTAGATGATACCTTTCAAAAAAAAGAAGAATTTGTAGTTGAAAATGATAATCCAGATGAAATACCGATTCCAATATATGATGATGAATTACCGATAGATATCTCATCTCTGGATGAAGGAACTCGGGAAGTATTTTTCATTGTAGTAAAAATGTTTATGGAATTACAACGTAGTTCTGGTTTACCTTTGGATTATGCACGTTTGTTAGTATCTATTTCTCCACAATTACGCAAAACAAAAAAAGTCCAATTGCAAGAAGCATTCCCAGAACTATCTCCTGATATCATTGCGTTTATAGATAAACTAGACCTATCCGATGTAGACTCTATTGTAGAAACGGTATTTAATCCCACCATGTATCAACAAGGTAGACAATCCCTACAAAAAATTCAAAAAGAGTTCTTACAAGATATAGAAACTCAATGGACAGCTCTCCTCGCTTGGTGGATATGTGATCTTCAAAATCAAGTATTAAACCGTACGTTGCAATTTGAAATTTGGAAAGGATCACTCACCTGTATTCAAGTATGGAGTCCCTATGGAGTTCCTATGGAAGGGTTCAAACCCAAGAAAGAAGGTATCCTACCCTATTTACTGTGTGTAATCTATGAATTAACCTTTACCGAAGGAACGTTATGGAATCGTTATACAAAACAAACGAATACGGAAAAAGCCACACAGTTACTAGAACAACAATTCCAAGGACCTTTGGAAGATATAGTACTTGATTTACAACAGCGAAGTAAGAGCTTTGAAAAAGAACTTCCGGCAAAGCATTTGATGGAAAAAGGAGAAAAGGTAAAGAAAGAGATTATGGATACAGTAGATAAAAAGAATAAGAATCGATATCTCGCTGATTATATGAATTTCTTACGAAATTTACCTTCTATATTGGTTCAATCTAGTATTGCAAAGAAGCTACATATTGGATGTTGTTTACAGATGTTAAGTGAAAAGTATCGTTCGGATTATGATTGGGCAGGATATGTGAAGAATGCTTATAAGATCAAAAAACTATTTGCAACCCAAAGAAGAGGTTTTGAAAAGAGACCGTATTTATCTAACGTACTTCGGGAAGAAAAGGAAGGTGAAAAAAGTGTCTTGGAATCGAATGCTTCCTATGTAGAAGTACCTGTATATGAACCATGGACGTTACAGTCTCGCATTTCCTTTTATGAAGACTATATGCCGGTCCTTGATTATAAAGAATTTGTAACCAATGTACAAAAATTAACACCTATTACGGAAAAATACATGGATATATATCTTAAAATGGTTCGGGATACTGGTCTCAAAGATTTATTATTCAGTTCAAATACACAAACTCTACTTGAGTTTTATCGTAAAATATTGCAATTACAGTACCGAATCATTCAAATAGAATATAGAGAAAAAGAAAAAGAAAAAGAATATACCTATTTATTACAAGAATTCTCAAAACAAAGTACATTACAGGAAGAATTATTAGCAAATCAATCGTATACTACAGAGTTATATGATATTCAACGAAAGAGATTATTACAGTATTATATTGCCAGACAATTATGTTTCCCCTCGAAACCAGAATATGCTAGAAACAGTACTCTCGTGTTGTTAGAAGATAAATTGGATGCATCTTTGTTACCGGAATATATTGGAAAAGTATATGAAGAATTAAAGATATGGAGTATCACCAAGGGTTTCCAAAAAAGTGTAAATTTCATGGACTATATTGCCAAGATGCGTGAACAGGAAAATATTACAAAACTAAAGATTATTGATACGATGAATCCAGAAGAGCGTCGTCTCTATGTAGAAGCGAAGAAACTGGGGATTGATGAACTCGATGAATATATACGTCAATTTAGAGATCGAATGGAGGAAGAAAAACAAAACCGGGAAGCGGTGGATATGGAAGAAGAGGAAGGAGAAGATGAATTCTATCCGAAACATGGTGAAAACAATGAGGAAGTAGACCCAGATTCCTTCCAAGATGAAGAGTTCTAAGAGCTTACTTGTTGTTGAGGGATTACCTGATAGTCAATGGCCTGAACACATTGCATTTGTTTTTGTGGATCTACATTATTGGAAGCACATATTTCATAAAACTTTAGGTCACGTTCTTTTAATTTTTGATACGCAGGAGGTTCTTTGAATTCTGCCGTAGATAAATCTACATTTGTATTTAAAGGATCTTGGGCTACTACGGGGAAGAGAGCAATTTGGTCTTCCGAAATAATTCCATTGATCCAAGCTTCCATCACAGATACTCTCCACATTCCTTTTTCTTTATCAACCCGTACGGTCATTCCTATATCTTTTGCTTGGTATTTTGCTTCACGGTATAAGACGAGTTGAATATGTAAAATATAGGAAGGGATACGTTTATGGGATTGATAACTGATGAGTCGATCATGTACAATTTGAATCGGATTTAACTGTACGGATTGGTTGTCAGATAATTGGAAATATTCGGACGTTTGTAGCTTACCTTTGATATACTCAAGTGCCTGGTTATAAGCAGTTTCAATCACATCACTGGTAGTAAGATTAACTGGTTCTACGACACTCCATTCTTCGTCATGGATACATATTTTTTTAGGAATGGCAAATGTTTTTACGAGGGCTTCTTTATAAGCATTGTTTTCCATTTCATAGTTATATGCTTTCTTATATTTAAATTTCAGATCATTCAATACACTAACTTGTACTGGATGACGTTGATATAAGGCCGGACCTTCATTGGAATAATTCATGGTAGTGTTATATCCAGGATAGGTATCTTCTTCAAAAAACTCGGATCGTTGTTTGAACCATAGGAAGCAGAACAAGAGGATAAAGAACAATAGAACCCAATAATTCCAGTATTTCCACATCTCTATATTCAATTGAGTAAAAAAATTATAAAACCATCTAAATCGTTAGATGAATATATGTAGGTAAATTATATTTTTTTCTTTCTTCTGTATCCTCTTTGAAAGCATAATCTGCAGACCGAAGATATGTTTGGGGCATCTCGGACGGATGTTGTAACGTATAGTCTGCCATTGCTTGTTGTGATTCACAACAATTTTTATCCTTTATATTTTTACACTGATAACAGAAAGGTTGATACGGGTCACGATCATAAAATTTCTTATATCCTACACGTGTTATACCTAAGGGCATTTCACAACTTCCATCGGATAAGCATCTTCCACGTTGATTGGGATAATTTTGATTTGCCTGGAAAAAGGGACAATCCTCGTCGGTTTTGCATGGACTATCCCAGATCGTAGGTGTTGGTTTTGGTTCTCCATAGATATCGTAGGCTGACTTACATAACCATGGAGACTGTATATTTTCATCCCCAATACATTTATAAGAAGGGTCTGTATATTCTTTGGATAGATTCAATCTTGTAATAAATGGTTCTGTCGTTGGAAGAGGGCTAGAGAGATCTACGAGTGCCATTTTCATTTCGAGAAGTAACAGACTATTTGAAGAGGTAAGAATACGATTATTACTGACAAAGAAATCTTCTTTTGGTTTTGATACTAAAGAAAGATAAGGGTGTGTTATATGCAAACGATCGATGGAAATATCCTTAATGTTTAACAACGCTAGTTCTTGTAATTCAATCATCTGTGTTAAGGGGGACCCAGGGACCAGATATAGAACTAGTAAATCTACTTGTTTCCAAATGTTTTTTAGATTTCCAAGATAATCAATAGATAAAGAAATGGGTTTTCCAGTGGTTCGGTATCCATATAAAATACTTTGAATCAATCGTTTTTCGCAGCGGTCAAAATAACCTATTTTTTTCCCTGTAAAATCAAATCCACATTGGAAATCATCTTTTTTTGAGGGAGAAGTAAATATAAAAAAGTAACCTGGTTCTAGGTCTTTCTTTTGATACATTGTAGCATTTTCATCGTAATCCACTGGATCTAAGATGACTTGTTTTGGGGAACCATAAATATCTAGATTTTGTTTGGTATACAGTTTAAACAATACGTATTCCCATCCTGTAGAGAAGGGGATACTGACCAGTTTATTATCGGGTAAACTTTTTTCAAAATTTAATCGCTGGGAAGTAAGTATTTTTTCTTGTATCTTTTGAAAAAAGGTCTCTTTTCTTGGAATCCATAAAAACAGGAAAAGAACAAGAATCAATAGTATCCATGATCCATATTGGAACATCCTTATTATTAGATTACAAATAAGACTGAATATATTCAATATCTTTATCTAGAGCTTCGGTATATTCTGGATAATCTTCACGAGAACTCCATAGATAATGTAGCGCTAGAAGATGTCGGTATACCTCTTCTACAGAGAACTTACGTGGATTAGTTTTAGCAATAGTACAGAGTCTCTCGATGACTTGATAACGTTCGTTATCGGGAAGAGAGAGTTTATATCCATAATGACGGAGAGACACAATAGATAGATCTTTTTTATCAAACTCGTATTCTTCTTCCTCTACTTCCGAAGAATCATCTTCTACGAGATCATTGGAGTCTGTAAATTCATTTTCCATAAATTCAAGGACCGTATCTAGTCGTTCTTCAATGGCAGTAAGACGTTCTAGGATTTCTTTCATCATTATATCTTGTTATGGTAAGAAGGGATACAAAGGAACAAACACAAATTTCAATTTTTATTTGAAACGTTCTTTTAAAGCCATAATTTTTATATCTTATGACAGTAAGATTATATGGCTGTCGTAATTTCATTAAATCGATGGCAAATAGCCATTTTTACATACTTACTAATCATTGGTTTACTTCTTATTTTCAAACCAGCCATGATGTTTACGGAGAATGGACAAATAAAAACATGGGGTGCAGAAACTACGGAAACAACAAGTGTATTTTCTCCGATGATTGTCTTCCCATTACTTGGATTCTTATGTTATTATATGGGTGTATGGTTAGAATTAGTATATTTCTAGTTTAGATTTAAGCGATAGTTTCTTTTTTTGAATAAGATGTTTGAGATTACTTCTTTTCAAGATTTAATTGGGATAAAAAAAATTATGTCGGAATGGAATGATATAGTTAAGAATATTCAAGCAGGTGAGATATTCATTTTATATGGCTACTCTGGTGTGGGAAAAACGATTGGTACAAAATTATTACTAAAGGAATATAACTATCAAGAGTTATATATTGATAGTTCTATTTGCGGAGACGGAAAGGAAATTCTAGACAGAATGGTAAAGTTTCATCAATGGATGAATTTAGGAGCTTGTTTAAAAGAGGAAGTGAATGTGGAGAAGAAAGTGATTATTATTGATGAAATAGAAAGCCTTGTAAAGTTAGATCGTAATGTATTGAATCATATACTGAGTTATAAAAAACAGTATGGAAATCTCGCACATCCTATTTTATTGATCGGACATATCGATATGCAAAAGAAGTTAGGAGATATGAAGAATTATATTACACATATGATAAGACTTCCTAGGTTGCAGGATATTGATATTTTTTTATTTCTTAAAAAACGAATTCCCAAAAATAAGATAAAACTCGTGGATTTAATGCGTTTAGCAGAAGATGCTGCTGGAAATATCTATACGGCGATACAATCGGTACAACAGGTATTACAACAAAAGAAGGGAAGTGTCTTATTGACCAATTATCAGGGAGATGAACAAAAAACGTTTTCAGAGATTTTTGACTGTAAAAATCCAGAGATGATTCATCGCTTATTAATGGAAGATAGTTGGATGCATCCTTTAAAGATACATGAAAATATCATAAAAATTTTGGATACAGATATGTATTATGAATTTCTACAAAAATATATTGTATATGAAACATGGAATTCTCGTATAGAAGACTTTTCTCATGAAACGGCAAACCCGATGTATTATTTAACGATGATTATACTATATATATTACAAAAGCAAGGGAATCAAGTTTCTTTGGAAAATATGGAATTTTCCAAATTATTGAGTTATATATCGACCCAAACAAAATACAGAAAAATGATGTATGATAAGATACCGTGTTCTTATCCCATTGAGGAAGTAGGATTATATTGGATACAAACTTCCAAAGAAAGCGGAAAACGAGGAAAGTCAAAAGATGATGAAAATTTTCTATGAGTTAATTAACAGGAGTAAACCATGTCAGAAAAAACAGATGTTGTACCTACGCCCCCTGCCCCCGCCCCTGCTGCC